CAACGGACTGAAAATCCGTGTGTCGACAGTTCGATTCTGTCCTGAGGCACCATTTGTATTCCATGCGGTTGTGGTGGAATGGCAGACACGCCATCTTGAGGGGGTGGTGAGCTAACGCTCGTGCGGGTTCAAGTCCCGCCAACCGCACCAGGCTAATTAAATAAGGGCTTACAGGTAATTCTGTAAGCCCTTATTTTTGTTTGACATCATAAAGTCTTATGGGGTTTGACATCATTTTGACATCAGAATATTTTAGAGATGCGTTCCACGATATCATCTTCCATTTTAGGAGTGACGTGTGAGTAAGTATCCATTGTTTCTTGAAATGAAGCATGCCCTAGACGTTCCTGTATGGCTTTCATATTTGCCCCACTTTCGATGAGAAGAGTAGCGTGGGTATGTCTTGTGCCATGCATTGTAAAAGAGGGCTTACCAATTAAATTAGAGTACTTCTTGCATAACTTACTAACTTCATCAGGACAGCGAGGGGCACCTTTAATGCCTGGGAATACCAGATTATTATTAATCCAGTTCATTGTCTTAATTCTGCGTTTATCTATGACTATTTTATGCTTCATAAGTTCTTGGAGTGTATCCGTATCAATGGCTATTATCCGTTTTGATGATGTAGTTTTAGTTGTATTTGATATAACTGCAGTTGATCCGATTTTGAGTGCTGTTTGTGAAATGGATATGGTCGATTTCTTAAAGTCGATATCAGACCATCTTAGGCCTAACAATTCAGAGCGGCGCATACCAGTTGCGAATGCTAATTTAAAGAGGGAGTGATGCTCAGAGTTAGATATATTAGATAAGAAGCTCTTAACTTCATCTGCAGACAACGTTACCATATGGCGGACTTTGATCTGCTTTGGACGCTCTAAGTTTTTCATGTAATTTTTAGGAATGATGTCATCTTTTACTGCCTGTTCTAATATAGAGCCTAGAATTGTCATCGTGTAGGAGATGGTTCTTGATGATAATCCGTCCATCGACTCAAAGACATATCGTAATGTATTGGGTTTAATCTCAGCTAGCTTTACATTGCCAATTTTGTTTCTAATATAACGATTAATAATCCCTGTATAACTTTGATAGGTAGCTGGTGTTATGCTCTTTTCTTTTAATTGTAGCCATATATTAATCCAGGTATTTAATGAGATAGTGTCGTCGAAATTGGCGCATGATTGATTAGCGTTTACGTATTTCTCCATAGCTTCCGTAGCAGCTTTCTTTGTACTGCCATAAAAGTATTTGCGTTTACCGTTTATCACCTTTGATACCTGGTAGCGGCCATCGGATCGTTTTTTAGCCATAAAAATAACCTCCTTGGCTTAAAATAGGTATAACAAAACAAGCCTTAGAGGTTTTATGGTATAATGATATTGGAGTAAAAATAAAGTACCTCTAAGGTATGTAGTTTTTAGTAGCCCTCACCACGGTGAGGGCTTATTTTTATTTTCTTTTAGATCGACGCTTATTTCTTTTTTCTTTTTTTGCTATTACATGTCGTGGTAACGGGGAAGGATTTTTCCATTCAGGTAAAACTTCCCAATTATCAGGAAAACCCATTGATTTAGGATTGATGTATTTACTATGAATAATTAAATCCTTTATAAAATATATAAAAGGATAATCAGGGTCTATTGTTTTTAGTATTTCAGCCATAGCAATTATCGTATTATAAATCTTACTATCTAATTCATTATTGTTAGAACTTGATTTTATAAGCCTTGAATCGATATCTTTTATTGGGACAAACACGAATGGAGTTCTTTTGTTCCAAAGCCTGCCATTATGAGCACAAACATTTCTTACCCATCTTAAATTATTTAACACAGATTGCATTGGCTTATAATCAAATGGGAAATTAGCAAATATAGCCTTTTTATCCGGTCTTTTTTTTATTCCCTTCATCCAATTTAATAATTCTCCTAACGTTAATAGTAAAGAAGATACCCAAATAGGGGGAGTATTTATAGTAGGGTATTTAGTTTTGTAATGAAGAGCAAATCGCTCTTTACTATTTTGATATGCCTGCACAAGTAAATCAAAAGAAGTTGAAACGCCTTTAATCGTGGATGGTTCGCAAACTTGTTTGTGAAATATAGAAGAATCTTCGTGCGGGTGAGAGGTATTGTAATGTGTTGCTAAGTATTGAGCCCATGAAGCTTTTACTGCAACTTCTATTTTTTCAATACCAGTTGAAATTAATCGCCTAAATTTTTGGTCAAATATATAGGTATGCTTTACTTGATCCCAAGATGTATCTTTTTTAAATTTATGTTCTCTAGGAACACATACAGGATATCGTTCTTCGTACATCCACCAATATCCACTTAACCGATAGTATCCGACAGTACTAAGCCATCTATAGATGTCTGATTCATCATTAATAATCATGCCACGAGATTTTAATTGTTCAATTTGTTGCTCAATAGTTGTAGGCTGTTTTATATTAGTAGGCATAAAATAATATCTTTCGTTAGGTATAAAAAAAGACCCATCCTGGTGCGCAGTTGTTGAATAATCAACCCTAAGCGTGATGGGTACTGTTACAATTATATTATCACGCACATTTGCAATTTTCAAATTACATAAATGCAATTATGTATTCTAAAAATACATAATTGCTCGAAGCAATAACGAATTTTCTCTTGCATCTCCATAATCTCTCTAATGATAATACAATTACACTCGTGCTTAGTTTTTTATTCGCAAAATTCTACTGGCTAAAATATAGATTCTAACGCATTGTCATACCAATGTTTTTTCTTTTCTTTTTTAGGGGGTTCTTGCTGAACCTCTCCAGGATAAGTTCGGAGTATCTCGATATCAGCTTGTCGATTTGCTAGTGCTTTCTTAGTACCTTCGTCGACTTTGTGTAAGTCGTCCATTTCTTCTTGTGTCATACTAATAGTGCGTTCAAGATATTCCTGTTCGTCTAGTAATTCCGTGCTCCCGTCATCGTAATGCACTAGCACCTTTGGACCGTCTAAGGCCTTAAATTCATCATGAGATACTTCAGTTCTAGCGAATCCTGTAACTGTAACTAAGGCAAGCATAGTAGTAATTAATAAAGTTTTTTTCATAATAAAATCTCCCATTTTAATAATGAAATAAATAAAGGTAGCCATTGCAACTCGAACGACCTATATAAGTGATTTATGATTTTGTTGATATCAACAAAAAGACATGAAATCTATAATACATGATGATAGAAATTAATACCCTCTACATTGTCAACTTCCCTTGCATTGGCCATGTGTTCAATCAAATCAACATTAGCAATATTATACATATCATCGTGTATAATATGCCCTAATTCATGCAATATCCCCTTGCGTTGCATATCTCGTGGCTTGTTGCTATTGACTAGGATGGTATATGTACCATCCTCATTTAGTTTTAGAATGGCAGTTTGAGTTTTACGTAATTTTACATAGATTAAATTAATATTCACGGAATCAGCCCCTTCGTAGGGATATTTTATATCACGATACATGGAATTTTTTACGCATGTTTTTTTGTACTTGATTTGTAAAAATCATCAAAAAAATACCATTAACAGTAATAGGTAACATCAAAGAGATATATCCATTCTGTGTAAAGTAATATATTAATAATGCAAGCAAAATAGAAATGCTAGAAACGATAAATGACATAGCTTGCATTTCACGAATACATGAATTTATTACATTTTCATAATTTGCCATGTTACTTGCCTTCTCTTTTCTTTAATCCCTCAATCATATTAACTACAAAATCTATATCATCCTTAGACATATCCTTGCTAGCATCAAAGAGGATTCGTAAGTTCGGATTATCTTTTACCGCTTGTGCGTATTCTGATACTTCCGGATCTATATAGTACTCTTTAGGAGTGTCATTCCAGTCCATTAGATATGCTGGGGTCGTATTTAATACTTCAGCAAATTTTTCAATTTTATTTCTCGCTATATCTACAGCTCCAGACTCTATTTTATTTATAGTTGACCTGGATTTATATCCCATTTTTATAGCTAAATCTTCTTGTGATAGCCCCAATTGTATCCGCCTCTCTCTAATTCTGTCGTAAATGGTCTTATTCATATTAAAAGTCCTCCTTGAATATAGTATATATAATAAGTTCTTAAATTTCAACATTTTTTTACTTTTTCATATAAAAATGTTGACATTTTTTCTACATAATGCTAATATATGACTGTAGAAAATATTTCAACAAAAAGGAGGTGATAATGTTGGGGTTTAACGGCAAAATGCTGTCTCGCAAGATTTATGATACCGGCATAAAGAAAAAGGTTTTAGCTGAACGATTAGGCATATCGCCATACGGATTAGCAATGAAAATCTCTGGTAAAAATGAGTTCAAGAATAGCGAAATTATCACTATATGTGAATCATTAAACCTTACGCCGGATGAACGAGATTCTATTTTTTTTAGCTAAGCGTTGAATTAAATTCAACACATTGCAAGAAAGGAGGAGAGATGAATCAAAGAAGTAGTTTTGTTGTCAACACAATTCGACAATAAAAAATACTACGTAATAGACCTGAACGGTAATCTATCACGTAGCATCAAAGATGGATTGATATTTTTAAATCGGGACGATGCAGATATGTATATACCTGGCATTGAGTCGAAATTAAAAATATTTTTAGACGGGGCTGCAAATCTTGTTAATGCAGAATCAATTAATCTTATGAGTATAATTTCTGACACACTTTTCGAGCGCATATCGTGCTCTGGAAATAATAATTAATGCCTCAATAGTTGATTGATAAGTATCATTACTTAGGTATTTGGGTGTATGTGCTTTGGGATTCCTGTATAGATAAACAATTGCATTTAGCAACGAACGGAGACCATTGTGATCTGATTTTTCATCATCAGTTTGAAATTTATTCATAACGATTATCGGATTCGAACCTTCAAAACATCGATTTACTAGAGTACTCCCATCTAAATCTAATCCTGATATAGAGCGCAATTCTGCTAATAGGCATTTACAAGATTCAAATATCAAATGGAATAGATTTTCTGAAATAATTTCAGGTCTACAGAACGCAAGTATCTGAGGATGAATTGAAAATCTATGCAGATCTGCTTTCAATCGACTTACAACCTCGGTAGCCTCGTCTAGCGTTGTTGCAGGGGTTACTTTTATTACCTTTCCTGTAGGAAGAAGTTTAAGCCCGATAAAACTTAAAAGTGTATTTAATGAATCTAATGCATCAGTAAAATCATTTTGTCTTTCTACGAAGAGTGACGGAGACATAATGTATTCAATTATTTTTATCATTGGATCGTAGGAATTGTTCTTATTACATTCATTAGCGACTCCATTATAAATACGTTTCCATTTTGTATCGATATCAGGAAGTTCACAGTTAATACCTAAATTAGCAAACATTATTGTTATTTCTTGTCCAGTTAATAACTCACCTAGTATTTTACAAATTTTTGTGATTTGTAAACTATTCATTTATATCACTCCCTTTCATCAAAATTATACATGAACGGGAGGTGAAGATAAATATTTAATTAACAAAGGAGAAACTATGTACAACACAACTGAAAAAACAGAAGAAATGCTTCAAGAACTTGATAACACTATTTTAAAAGCACTTAGAGGGGAAGTCGCTGCTAGCATGGATGACATTCAAAAAATGGTTGATATTCGAGGACAATTAATATACCAAAAAGGACTCTAATAATATAGAGCCCTTTACGTTAATTAATTTTCAAAGTAAACATATGTAATTTCAGAGGCTGAGACTAAAAGGGTAAGGTTTCCAACAAAAGTATATTGTGTCTCGTAAAGTTGGAAATCCTCAAAGCTCTCGATAGTGGCAGCGTTTACATAAGTTGATTGGTGTTGCTGAATGCGCTGCAAGTTATCGATACAAATGTAATCACCATTATTAAGTTTGATCGTCGCTTTCATTATAATCACCTCCCTTCTAAGGTGATTATACAAACAATTATTTAAGAATACACAAAATATTCATGAAAATTTTATGAACATCTATAAAGAAGACATAAAGGAGGATTATTGTGGACAGGAATAAATTATGTATAACAGTCGCTGAAGCTGCTGAACTAGCAAGCGTCCCCCAAGATGTAATTCGCCAATGGGCGGCTGACTTTGATTTTCCGTCGATGAAGATAGGGGCCCGGGGTGGCAAACGATTGATTCATTTAGATTCGTTTAATGCATGGCTAGGGAAACGATGCCAAGCAAGAATAGGGGAATAGGTATGAAAATGTTTTTAATTGCACTAGCAGCTTGCATGGTGTTTATTTTGGAAGGGTCCGATATTCAGGGATATGACCTTTCAGATGGAGCATTATATTTAAGCTTCATAGCATCACTAATCTTATTGTTATATACAGCATTTATTGAAAGGAGTGAATGATATGCAATCCATAATACAGGCAATGTTCTTCGTTGCATTGGTCATGAGTGTGTGTGCATTAATTAGTAGCATATTCGTATTAATGATGATTTAGTAGGTGCTACATGAAACGAGTTACATGTACTAAATGTGGAGTTAGGTTAATTCCACACACTCACAACTACATTTATGACGAGATTAATCGTAAGGCGATTAGAGTATGTAAGCATTGCCACGATGAACATGTTCGCCGTAAAAGTAAAAATGCCCTCACGCACGGCAATGCGTAAAGGGCAAAGATAAAAATATCCTATATAAATTATACCAGATAAGGAGATAAAATGCCTGAAATAAAAGCAATAAAATCTAAACCTGCTGTAAATACATTTGATTTTAATTTCTTTGCAGATAACAGGGGCAAACACGAATCATTACAAAAGGTAGCTATAGTTACTACAAATAGCTATATCAAACTTTCAATGCCGGCTTACAGGAAATTAAAAGGCCCGGAATATTTCAAAGTTGGTATAGATATTAACAATAAAGTCATTTGTGTGGCGCCTGCGCTTGCAACAGAGCCATATGTAATTAAACCAACAGCAGTACAAATTGAAAGAAATACTATTTATATATCTAAAAGTCACAGTGTAATTCGTAAACTCCAGGAGATTGGAATTCCCAAAATTGTGGGAGGTAAATTAGTTGATGATGAATTACTGTTTAAATTCTAAAGGAGAAATAATCATGGAAAACCAAAATATCTTAACAATTAAATTCAATGATACCGAAGATCTTGCACTTAAAATCGCAGAATGGAATGAAATTTTAAACCATCAATGCTGCGGTAATTGCCATGATGAAAAGCACCCTGCTGAACAAGTAACAAAAGCAATGTGTGAAACTGCACCTAAAGCAGAGTCTGCTACAAAGCAGGAAAAACAGAAAACTCCAGAAATTATGGATGACGACCTTCCAGTACTTCCTCTTGACGCTGATCCGTTGCCTAAAGCAGAATCACAACCTCAGCCAGTCGTGCAAGAAAAGATTAAATCTGTTCCAGAACCTGAACCAGAGCCTGAACCAGAACCCGCATTGGATGTAAGTGATGAACCGGTAGATAAAAAAGCCTTTTATAAGGAATTCCGTGAATGGATGGGCGAAGATGGGGTAAAAGCAAAAAAAGCACTTGCAATTTTTAGCAAGCATGGTGTTACTCGTCCATCTAGTGACTCTTTGACAGATGATCTTATCACTGATTTGAAATCCATCATGGCAGAGAAGGAGGCTTAAATATGGCTAAACAACAATTTAAAAGCCAAGCAGACATATGTAAGAAGTCGTTAGATATATTACATAAAGCAATTGAAATGGACCCTGGTAATGCTGAAGAATACCAAGCGGGTATTGCATACACAGAAGGGGTCATGAAAGCCTCTAATGCAATTGTAAAAGCCTTTGATGTGGTAGAGCCTCCTAAGACAGCTAAGCCTAAAGACAAAACTGAAGATGCGGCAAAGGAAGAAAAGCCAAAGCGTACCCGTAAGACTAAAACAACTAAAGAACCTGCACCAGTTGATAGCAAACCAACTGCAGATGAAACGCAACCAACGGTTGCGCCTAGTGTAGAAGAAAACGCTGACCTCTTTGCTATGTTTGGCGATTAAGGCGGTGGTGTTCTGTGGAAACTGTGTCTAGTTTATACATCCGTAAAATGTTCGATAGCATCATAATTGAAAAGGGTTATGATGCTTCGTACACTACAATCCATCACTGCGATTGTGGACATACGTTCGGTGGTAGTTGGAATAGAAAATACAATATGGGAAGAGGATATTATACTGCAGCTAAGTACTATACTTGCCCAAATTGTGGCATTCATTCTAACCCATTTACGCACAAAGTTTTATTGGCCAACAGTGAACATGAAGTGGTTCCTGAAGAGATGCAGATTGACGTTCTAAGTTATAAGAACTTCATTGACTTACGAATACGATATAAAGGCATCCGGTTATATTGGGATGGCACATCAAAGGACGGCTCTTACAAAGAAATTTTGCGATTTGACTTTAAAAATAAACAGGCTATTTATATTGATAAATACAAAAATAAACATCCTTTGACAATTGATTATATCCGTGATCATGAAAGACCAATTATGATGGTGCTTAAATATATCGGCAAATCTTATGCGGTGCACGACGTTAACAAATCACGTTTGGCTCATTTATTTAAAGCATTGCGTCTCGAGTTTGAAAGGCGCTTAACAGAACAGTGTGGATATAAGGTAAAAGGCATTTACATCCCACACTCTATTGATGAATATGGAGGATATGGACTTTCTATGTTAGTCAATATGGCTTTAAAAATTTCTGCCCCTGATATGCCGCCTGTTACCAAGTTAATTAAAAGCAACATTAGATGGGGCGAGTTTTATTGGCGCTGCACAGCTTGTGATATTCCATTTAGTGATGAAATATTAACTATGACTAAAAAAGGAATAGGTTTTCTTGAAGCGTTACGGATTTACCACAAATCGCCTAATAGCAAATTATTACGCAGCATGATGGTTGAAGACCCTATGATTGTTAAACTATCCGATATGCTAGGTATCTTTAAGGACGAAAACAACCGTAGGACAATATTAACTCTTAAGCGGAATAAAGATCCAGATAATGAATCTGCAAAAATATTTGACACTAGCCATTTTGGCGAATGTATGGGGGTTAAGTCTTCAAAAATCAAGAATATGTGGATTAGACTTTCTAAACGCTATGGGGAACGCAATTTATTAAGGTATCTGTTAAATGCTGAGTCATCAGATATTAAGGATATTGTTAATATGTATAGTCAAATAAATAAGGAATATATATCTCAAGTTTGGGATGCTGATTGCAAGTTAAAAGACTTTCATGATGTGGTAGTTAATGTTTACAACAAGCAGGAGTGCGGCGACGTAATGCTTCCGGAAGTTCCACAGCTACAGGCAGATGTAAACGGCATGCATTTTATGGTGCCAAAAACTGCTGCAGATTTAATGACGGCTGGTAAACGATTAAAGAATTGTGTTGGATCATACCGAGATAGAGTTATGAAAGGGGCTACTGCAATAGTGTTAGTTACCGACGATTCCATGAAGCCAGTTGCGTGCCTAGAATTGGCCAACAAGGGGAAGAAGAAAGGCCGTCAAATGTTCGACTTAGTGCAGGCTAAGCTATTTGCTAATGAAAAGCTGAAAAAGAATGCTCAGATTAATTCGACGGTCATGAAATGGGCCAATCAGTTAAAGATTGAGCCACACACCATCGATGTTGATGCCACTGTTGTATAGGAGAATAATATGAAACTCACAAAATTAGAATTGCTTAATTTTAAAGGATTGAAATCCTTTACCTTAGATTTAAATGGAGATGTTGTAATCCGTGGAGATAATGCCACTGGGAAAACTACTGTATTCGACTCTGTGTGCTGGTTGCTATTTGGCAAAGATAGCCTAGATAGAGCTGACTTCGAAATTAAGACATTGGATGGTGGCGAACCTATCCATAAAGTTAATCATGAAGTAACTGGAACCTTTACTTTGGACGAAGGGGGCACAGTTGAACTTAAGCGTGTGTATCGTGAAAAGTATTCATCCCCTCGTGGTGGCGAAGTTACCCTCACAGGTCATACGACAGATTATTTTGTCGATGGTGTTCCTAAAAAAGAAAAAGAATACAAGGAAATGGTTAGTTCACTTGTTGATGAAAGCATCTTCAAATTAATCACAAACCCTTTATATTTCAATGAGACGTACTCCTGGCAAAATCGCCGTAAGTTACTTCTTGAAATGTGTGGCGATATTGACGATGCTGCTGTAATTAATAGTCGTGAAGATTTAAAACGTTTAGCTGAGTTATTAGATGGTCGGACGGTTGATGATCAACGCAAAGTTATTGCTAGCAAAAAAACGGCTATTAATAAAGAACTGGATATGATTCCGGTTCGTATTGATGAAGCTGTACGAAATAAACCTGAAGTTATGGCTAATAAAGATAAATTAATCAGTGATATTAAAACTTTATCAACTGGCATTGATGATGTTGAAAAACAAAAGGCTATTATTAAAAACGGGTTTAGTGTTACAGAAAAGCAGTCTAAAATTCGTGACATTAATCGTCAATTAGACGTTAGACGTTCAGACATTCTATCAGATTACCATAAGCGCAAACAACATTTGCGCAGCGAATACGAAACGGCACTATCTAAATTAAAGGCAACTGAATCTGAAAGAGATAGATGCATGGATAGAAGCAACGAGCTTAATAAAGAAATTGAGCGAGAAGCCAAACGCATCGAAACTCTAACGTTTGAATTTGACACATTTAACTCTCAGCAGTTTAGCAAAGAGGCTTGCCCTACTTGCGGGCAGCAATTGCCGGCGGATAAGCAGGAAAAACTCGAGGCAGAATTTAACGCTAATAAATCTAAAAAGCTTGAAGAATGGAAAAATCTTATCGATAGTGCTGCTAAGCTAAAAGAAAATTATGAAGAGCAGCAGAAAACTATGGTGATGAAAGCTGACGGCTTAATAGATGAAATTGCTCTACAAAGCAAAGAACGCGATGTTAAACGTGAGGAATATGAAGCGTATTCTGAACCTAATGCCGAAGATGATTCTACGTATGCTGACTTAAAAGCACAATTATTCTTGCTTGAGATTGAAGCGGAACCAGGTGCAGATACCGAAGAACTTGCAAGACTTGAGGACGAAATATCCTCTTTGAAATCTAAAAAAGCAAATCTCGAGACTGAATTGAATAAATTCAAATTGATTGATGATATTGAAAATCGTGTTATTGAATTGGAAAACCAACAGCAAAAACTTGTTACCGAAAAGAATGAACTCGATGAGGCATCATATCTTATGGATGAGTTCGTAAAAGCCAAAGTTAACATGTTGGAAGAAAGCATTAACGCAAGGTTTAAATTGGCTCGTTTTAAAATGTTCAACGTTATGCTAAATGGAAACGTTGAAGAATGTTGCGAAACAACCTATAAAGGGGTGCCATACCGTAGCATGAATAATGCTGCGAGAATTAATGTCGGATTAGACATTATCAATGCATTAACTAGCTATTACAAAGTTAATGCGCCAGTGTTTATCGATAATGCTGAAGCTGTAACCGACTTTATCCCTGTTAATAGCCAAACAATTAAATTGATCGTTGATGAGTCAGAGCCACAACTTGTGGTTAAGGAGGTGTAGATATGACCGACTTACAGATTTTTAATAATGATACATTTGGCCAAATTCGTATTTTAGAAAATGATAACGAATTGTGGTTTGTAGCAAAAGATGTCGCTGATACTCTCGGGTACCAAAACGGTAGTCGAGATGTAAACCGACATACTGATGAAGAAGATAGAATAAAGACAATGGTATTTGATGGCAATCAAAACAAAGAAACTATTTTGATTAATGAAAGCGGACTTTATTCCCTGGTACTATCCAGTAAACTACCAACGGCAAAACAATTTAAACGATGGGTTACGTCTGAAGTAATTCCTCAAATTCGTAAGACTGGTGCTTATAGCATGAACATTCCAAAGTCATTACCTGAAGCTCTTAGAGCCTATGCTAATGAGGTGGAATCGCACAATGCAACAAAGGCTATTGTTGCTCAACAAGAGCAGCAAATAGCAGAATTTAAACCGGTTAAGGATTACGTAGATAAAATTCTCTCAAGTAAATCCTGCTTAGCGATTACTCAAATTGCAGCTGACTATGGCCTTAGTGCTCAAGAGTTAAATAAAATTTTGCATGAAGCCGGTCTACAACGTAAGGTCGGTGATCAATGGATTCTCTACAAACAGCATATGGCGAAAGGTTTTACCAAATCAGAAACCTTTACATTCTGCAGAAGTGATGGCCGATTAGATTCAAAAATCACGACTAAATGGACGCAAAAAGGCCGATTAGAAATTCATAGTATCTTAACTAAATTAAACATTCACGCTGTATGTGAAGACGTAGCATAGGAGGCGCACAATGGGAGAAATTGCGAAAGCGCAAACACAATTGCAAACTCAATCATTGAAGACTTTAGTATCGAGTGAGTCTATAAAAAAACGATTTAATGAAATACTAGGGAAGAAGTCAGCAGCATTTGTATCTAGTTTGATTTCTGTTTCTAATAATAATGAACTCTTAACTAAGGCAGACCCTACGACTGTAGTTACTGCTGGTATTATGGCAGCTACACTAGACCTTCCTATTAATCAAAATTTAGGCTTCGCTTATATTGTTCCATTTTATAATGGCAAAAAGAAAATTTATGAAGCCCAATTTCAAATGGGATACAAAGGGTATATTCAGCTAGCCATTAGAGCTGGCAAATACAAAAAGATTAATGCCATTAAAATCTATGAAGGTGAAATAAAGAAACGGAATCGACTAACAGGTGAATTCGAATTAGGGGACCCTACCGGGGATGATGTTGTTGGATATATGGCCTATTTCCGATTAGAGAATGGGTATGAACAATACCTATACATGACTAAAGAAGAAATGGAAGCACATGCTAAAAAGTACTCTCAAACTTATAAAAAAGGTTTTGGACTTTGGAAAACTGACTTTGATGCGATGGCTATTAAAACCGTACTTAAACAGTTGCTAAGCAAATATGGTATTTTGTCTGTTGAAATGCAGAATATGGCGAACGCTCTCGCTTCAGATGGCGCTGTTATTCGCGATAATGATGGCGAACTCACACCTGATTTTGAAGGAGAAACCATCGACGTTCAATCTGATGTGGCTGAAACTATTGCTAATAACGCAAATTCAGAAACGATTGATATTGAACCTACTCCTACAAGTGAATTCGTAGATCCTGAAACAGGCGAAGTCGTCCATATGTTTGGTGATTAATTGTGATTAGTATTCAAGCATTCGGTAGTAGCTCGAAAGGGAACTGCTACCGAATCAAAACCTCCACTAATGGGGATGAGTTACTCCTGGATGCAGGATTGTCATTTAAAGAGATTCAACGGTATTGTCGTTTTAATTTTCTACACCTATGCGGAACGTTGCTCACACATCAACATGGTGATCATAGCAAGGCAGTAAATGATTTATTAAGGCTAGGTCATCGTGTGTATATGCTAAAAGATACTGCAGATGCATTATATGTAACAGGACATCACAAAGTCATCAATATTACGCCTAAGGTTCAATTTACGATAGGCAATTTCAGTATTTTACCTTTTGAATTAGAACATGACGTTCCTAATGTTGGTTTTTTAATTTCTGATGGCGAGGAAAAGCTACTCTACATCACAGATACCTATTACTGCCGGTATACGTTTAAGAATATTGATCACATCATGGTTGAATGTAACCATTCCTATGAAATTCTAAATCAACAAGTAGAAACTGGTTATTTAGATAAAAAACGAATGGAACGGTTAATCCAATCTCATTTTTCACTAGAAAATGTAATTAAATTTTTAAAATCTATGGACCTAACTAAGTGTCAAGATATACGACTACTACATTTATCTGACAGCAACTCAGATTCAGAAACATTTAAACAAGCTGTTCAAGCTGCTACTGGCAAGTTAGTAATCGTAGAACAAGAAAGGAGTCCTTTATGATCATTAAATCAATTCAAATTAAAGATAACGATATCAGTATTGCCTATCAGAAACCATCTGCAACAGGTCTTACGGATGTATTCACTCTAAAATCTAAAGATGATCCACGTCCTGAACTTCTGCAAGCATTTAGTAAACTGCAGTCTATTGTGAAGAAGAACTTCGAATTTCTGGAAGAATTTAAAATTCCATTTTTGGTAAACACATTTAAATTTAAGTATGGCGACATTGAAGGTCTTATTAACCAGGTTGGTGTTGAAGGTATCGTGTCTGATATGAACACTCCTAACGAATTTAAATTTAAAACGGACTGGTTAAATGTTGAATATGCAGACTCTACATTTGCTATCTCTGTTCAAGACTTAATCGATGAATGCGTGAAATTTATTATGGGACGTCGAGCCCAGGATAATTTATTTGTAGATGAGGAATGATGAATGGCCAAGGATGTATATTACTTCAGCCACGATGTTAATGCGAGCAATGATCCTAAAATTGTGGCAATGGAGTCAGAGTTTGGTGTTATTTCATATGCCTGGTGGTGGAAATTAATTGAAAAACTAGCTTCATCTGAGGACTACAGACTGCCTTTTAAAAAATATACTTTTATTGCGCTTGATAAAGAGTTAGGAATTTTGAACGAAAATGAACGACCGTTGAACGAAAATGAACGACCGTTGAACGAAAATGAACAAGGTTTCTTTTGTTCAAATAAATCTTTTTCGTTCATAAATTCGTTAATTTATGACTTTGAATTGCTTGAGTGTGATGACGAGTATTTTTGGTCTCCTAGTTTAATACGCAGACAGGAAGGGCGAAGAAGTAAATTTGAAAAAAAGCAGGAACAACGCAGGCTCGCAGGCATTAAAAGTGGTGAAGCTAGAAGAAAAAAGGAACAAAATCGAACGACCGTTCAACGAACTTCAACGGTCGTTGAACAAAACGAACAAAAGGAAAGGAAAGGAAAGGAAATTAATAATATAGAGAGAGATACGCGCGCACGCGAAGATGAAAATCCTCTATCTATGTTTGACGATGATGGAGTAAAAAACAAACCCATTTACGAATTGTATATGAAATCAATTGGAGATGTTTCACCTGTCATTAAAGAACGGTTGGATGATCTGGTTGAGTCTTATGGAAAGGAACGGGTTATTGTTGCTATCAATACTACTGCAGATAATGGTGGTAATAGCATCAAGTATGTTGAAACTGTCACGGCAGGGAATCTAAAGAAGGAGGTGCAAAAGGATTTTGGAGCAAGCAAATGTAACAGCAATGCTAGGAGCGTGTCTCGAAAAAATTCGAGAAAGGACGAACAAGTTGACTGGCAAGCGGAATATGAAAGAGTCCATAGAAAAAAATGAGTTCTTCTATCCGATATATGACGAACCAGTAGTCATCCAAACAAACGTTAATACCACCTATGCTGCAGTTGGAATTCCTAAGAGGTATTATGATATGGATTTTGACTGGTTACGTAAACACGGTAGCTTTCCAAAAGAGAACACTGAAGCTTACGATGTAGTTAAAAAGTACTCTGATAATCTGAAAACTAATCTTGATTCTGGCAAGGGCCTCATATTAAGGGGCCCAGCTGGTACCGGTAAGACATCAATCGCGGTAAGTATCTTAAAACAAGCTATGACATTAGATAAAGGGTGCCTAATGATCTCTATGCCTAATTTATTAGATACCATGCTTACATTGTCTAAAGGCGACAATGTAGCTTATCTAAGATTTGAGCAAAAACTTAGAAATATCCCATTGCTATTGCTCGATGACTTTGGGGCGGAGTACTCAAAATCTGATTGGGTACCATCTAAGGTTGAAAGCATCATTATTGATCGCTACAACCGAATGAAACCCATCATTCTTACGACGAATTATAGCGATGCTTGGACTGAAAAGAATTATAGTCAAAGAGTATATGACCGCCTACGTGGTGAATATGCGGTGGCTATATTCAATGGAGAGTCACACCGATGAAGCTTTTATTAAGATGTCAGTTCAGGTTTAGAAAGAAAACACATGACAGGTTCCCTACGTTGAACGAGTATATCGACTGTGAACGCGGCTCGACTATAGCAGCGGCAACCATGAAGAAAAAATGCACTGAGCAGGTTAAAGAACAATGCATTTCACAGCAGATACAACCTGTTAATGGGAAAGTAGACCTATTATTTGAATGGCATTCTTCAACCAGGCATGACCCTGATAATGTAGCTTTTGCTAAGAAGTTCATTCTTGATGGACTGCAGTTGGCCGGAGTGTTAGAAAACGACAATAGAAAGTTCATCGGAACTATGGCTGATGAGATTGTAAACGACGATGATAATTTTGTGATTGTACATATCACAGAACATATGAGTATATTCCTATAGTCGCTAATAGCCATAAAAATTAAAATTTCATATGTATAAGACCGTTTTAATGCGCTAATGAGCCAATCTTCATAAAGCTCGAATAAAACACAATACGGACTAAAATAAAGCATAAAGGAGGAGTTGTATTTGAATGAATACGAAATTGAAAAGATTACTAGGTTAGCCACCGAGGTGGCAACCAAAACTTACTATGAATTAGCCAAACAGGAAAATGCTCAACTAGGTCGTAAACTTCGACACAACACGATCAAGCTATTAAAGCATTACAGTCAGCTGCAGTCGTATGTGGATAATGCCATCTCTGATTCGACACAAGCAGAGGACATATGGCTAAATGAGTTATTGGCAGATATGTTCGATGACAACAGCATAGTAAGGGTGAATGCCATTGTTAAGAGCAAGGAAAAAACAGCACTGATGATGCGACATGTAAACAATATGCTTGATATCTATGCTGAAAAGTGTAGTGCAAAGCAATTCAAGTATTGTGAGTGTATGCGTAGGTATTATATTGACAGAGAATCGCTAGAACAGATTGCAGAATCCTTTCCTGAAAAGCCAGATGTTCGTACCATCAAACGTTACATCGCCAGAGGGGTTGAGGAACTATCCGTATTGCTTTGGGGCGTTATTGGGTTGAATACAAAAATAGCTTAATAAAATTGTCCCAAAACTGTCCTAGACCTGTCCTTCTTGACAGTTTATAATGATAGTGTGAGTTAATAGGAAAACAAATACTATCTCTCTCAACGACACAGTGAATACCTAGAACACTAAAACGAAAAGACCACTTAATCTATACGGTTAGGTGGTCTTTTTATATGCAAATTTCAGGAGGCGAGGTGAATACGATTGACTGATGTGTATTGTGAAAAGAGAAGATGCTTAAACAATGTTAAGGGTTGGTGCAAAGCGAACGGCATTCATATAGATCATATGTGTAAATCGTATGCGCCTTCACATTCTTTAATTAAAACTAAAACGGCGAAGGTTCATAAAGACCGCGGTAAGTATAAACAAAATAAAGGTGTATTGAAGTAGCCAGGAGGTGAGATAGTGGCTGCATTAAAAAATAAACGGCATGAAAAATTTTGTCATGAGTACATCAAGGATATGAATGCGACGCAGGCCGCTATTCGCACTGGTTATTCTAAAAAAACAGCCAAGATGCAAGGTAGTCGCTTGATGACTAATGATGACATTAAATCGAGGGTTGCCGAGCTTAGAGACGCTTATTTAGATGAAAATATCATGACGGCTAAACAGGTCGAATATGAGCTTACAAGGATTGCGCTTGGTCTATCAACAGAAAAGACCGTTGTGATTGAAGGCCAGGGAGATGGATGGTCAACAGCTCGTATCATGGATAAGCCTCCAGATGAAAGATCCAGGCTAAAGGCGCTTGAACTTATGGCTAAGCGACATCGGATCCTATCTGGTGATACAACCATCGACGTACAACCTGTAATCATCGTAGGCGGTGATGAGATTGCCGATTAAATGTGAAAAGGTCTATTTGCCCGATATCATCGGCAAAGGATATGGAGCATTTTGGAGGTTCAAAGGCCGCTATAAAGTAGTTAAAGGCAGTCGTGCTAGCAAGAAGTCGTCTACGCAATCGTTAAAAGTGATTGTGGAGATAATGGAAAACCCTGCTATTAATTGGTTGGTAGTACGTAAGACAGAGCGAACTCTACGTGATAGTTGTTTTGCACAGCTTAAATGGGCGATGAGGCAATTAAAGGTAGAGAAGTACTTTAAATGTTCTGTATCGCCACTTGAAATAACGTACATTCCGACTGGTCAGAAAATCTTATTTCGTGGGCTCGATGATCCTTTAAAGGTTACATCCATTACCGTTGAAGTTGGCGCACTATGTAGACTTTGGATTGAAGAAGCCTACGAGATTATGAGCGAGGATGCTTTCAACAAACTGGATGAGTCCATTCGTGGGCAGTTGCCTGAAGGAATGTATCATCAAGTGGTTCTGACTTTTAACCCGTGGTCTGATCGACACTGGCTAAAGAAACGTTTCTTTGATGAGTCTAGCCCAAATGTGCTGGCTTTGACTACTAATTACATGTGTAATGAGTTTCTTAGTGAGTCAGACTTAGCACTTTTTGAAGAGATGAAAAAGAATCCCAAACGTTACCAAGTTGCAGGACTTGGTAATTGGGGTGTAATTGAAGGTCTTGTATATGAAAATTGGCGTGAAGTAGCTTTTAATGTTAATGACATTAGAAGTCTAGACGGCATAAAGTCAGCATTTGGACTCGACTTTGGTTATACAGTAGACCCTACAGCATTAGTGTGCATGCTAGTTGATATGGAGAACAAGAAAATCTACATATTCGATGAGTTGTATGAAACAGGGCTTACGAATCAACAATTAGCGTCCCGTGTCATTGATATGGGGTATGCGAAAGAAAATATTCGAGCTGATAGCGCCGAGCCTAAATCTATTGAGGAGTTGTACCAGGCAGGGCTAAAAGGGATAACCAAGGCACGCAAGGGCAAGGATAGCATATTAAACGGTATTCAGAGAATACAAGATTACGAATTAATTGTTCATCCTAGATGCATTAATGTGCTGCGTGAGTTATCCACGTACCAATGGGCAAAAGATAGATTCGAGAAATACACAGGGAAACCTGAAGACGAAAATAACCATGCTATGGATGCTATGCGGTATGGTTTGGAAGATATTAATGTAGAAAGGTGGTCGTTTGATTGATACTATCTCAGCTATGGGACCGTATTATAAAAGGTTCAGCTACGATGTCAGAACGAGAATTCTTGCAAGTACAACTTCGCAATTTCTTAGCTAGTGAACAACGCAAAACAATGGTTACTGCTATTGATTATTACAATGGAAAGCATGACATTCTAACTAAGCAACGATGTGTTGTTGGTGAGGGTGGTAAACAACTTGCGTTACAAGGTGTGCCTAACAATCAGATTATAGATAATCGATTCGATGATCTGGTTGACCAAAAGGTTAATTACTTATTATCTAAGCCGTTAGATATCAATGCAGATGATGACGAATTAGACAAGCTGTTTGGAATTCAATTCCAACGACTATTAAAGTCTGTTGGGAAATTCGCTACTATGGCAGGCAAGGCATATATCCACCCTTATATTGGTGTTGACGGCTCTCTTAAATTCAAAATGATGAAACCGCATCAGGTGTTACCATTTTGGGCTGATGAAGAACACACACAACTAGATGCGTTCTTATACTTGTACGACATTGAGTATTACACAGGTCTAGAAACTAAAACCATTCACAAAGTGGAATACTATACACCTAATGGGATTCAGTATTATGTATGGGATATGGAACGTTTACTTCCTGACGCAGATAAAACAAACACAGCTAACTTTGCTATTGATGATAAGCCGTATAATTGGGAACGCATTCCTTTGATCATGTTCCGAGCTAATGAATTTGAGCAACCGCTTATTATCAAAGTAAAATCACTTCAAGATGCATTAAATAGATTGCTTTCTAACTTCCAGGACAACATGGAAGAGGATATCCGCAGCACAATCTTGATTTTGCAGAACTATGACGGGCAGAATCTTGCCGAATTTCGACAAAATCTAGCCACATATGGAGCTATTAAAGTGCGCACGGTTGATGGTGTCAATGGTGATGTAAAAGCACTTAAAATCGAAGTGGATAGTGATAACTATCAGCTACTGATAAATCTTTTGCGTAAGGCTATTATTGAAAATGGACGAGGATTTGATGCTAAAGACGATCGCATGTCAAACAATCCTAACCAAATGAATATTATGTCCATGTATTCCGACATCGATTTAGATGCTAATGAAATGGAGCTGGAGTTTAAATCTAGCTTACATGACTTGATGTGGTTTGTTAACACATATCGCGGGTTAACTAATCAAAATGCAGTTGAAGAAGTCGACTTTATATTCAATCGCGACTTGCCTATCAATGAGGGCGATACGATTAATAACTGTAAAAATTCCGTTGGTATCATATCCAATGAAACTATCATTGCAAATCATCCTTGGACAAAAGATACTGCTGAAGAGCTAGAAAGATTGAAAAAAGAACAATCTGATATAACAGCTGATTTTGTTATACCAAATGGCGGTGAGGCTCATGGCGAATGATTATTGGGAAAAGCGATATGAGCATCTGCTTGATGAATCGTTCCAAAAAGCCAATCTTACTGATGAGGAAATCAAAACCAATTATGCTAGGGCATTGCGTCGAATAGAGAAATCCATTAATGACTGGTATCGCCGATTTGCTACGGAAAATGGCATACAATTAGCTGAGGCTAGGAAGTTATTAAACGCTTATGAGATGAAGGCCTTTAAAATGGATCTAGTTGAATTCAAAGCAGAAGCTAAGAAACTCGGCGTATCTGAAGAACATCAACAAATGCTATCAAATGCATCAATTCGCGAGCGACTAAGTCGAGAACAAATGTTATACATTAATGTAATCCACGAAATTGAAATGCTATCCCAAAGGCAAAATATCTCAATTAAAGACTTGCTACAAGAGGTGTATCAATCCTCCGTATACAAAACGGCATATACCGCTCAAACACAGAGAGGATCATATTCCAATATTAATACGATTGATGGTAAGCGTGTCGAAAGCGTCGTTCATAGCCAATGGGCTATTGATGGGCAAGATTTTAGTAGTAGAATATGGAGTGATACATCAAAGCTGGTTACAAATTTACAGAATGACTTTACTCAGGCCCTTATTATTGGACAAGGGGCAGACACGATGGCAGATAATCTGCATAAGCGGATGAAGACATCATACAGTAACGCTAAGCGATTAATCGAAACAGAGACGGCAAGGGTTCACGAGCAAGGGTTTCTTGACAGCATGAAAGAACTTGAAATTGAGGAGCTAGAAATATTAGCTACCTTAGATAGTCGTACATCACCGATCTGCAGACGAATGGACAGAAAACGAGTGAGATTAGTCGATGCTAAACCAGGTGTTACGGTCCCTCCGTTTCATTGTTATTGTAGATCGACAACCATTCCTTATATCCCTGAGCTAGAAGGTGAGACGCGCACAGGTCGAAATCAAGCAGAAAAAAGCATCGATTATGATGGTGCTATTACTTATGATGAGTGGAAAAAACAATACATTAACTAATTAGCAGCTTAACGGCTGCTTTTTTATTGCCATTTTAGTATTGTTGGGCGATAACTAACAAGACCGTAGACGTGAGGTGTAGCTCACGAAAATAAAGCGAAATGGGTATTTTATTTAAGGAGGTCACTATGACTAAGGAAGAATTATTAGCATTAGGATTAACTGAGGAGCAGGCAGCTAAAGTCGTTGAGGACTATGGCAAGAACTATGTTTCTAAGGATCAATTTAATTCTAAGAATGAGGAACTTAAATCCGTTAAGGGTGAGCTAACGACTCTTAATGGCGAAATTGATAACCTCAAAAAATCTAATGCAGATAATGCGGAGCTTGCGAAACAAATTGAATCAATGAAAACTGATGCAGAAACCCGCAAAGCTGAATACGAGGGTAAAATCGCACAACTTGAAATTGACAATATTGTGAACGTAGCATTGTCCAACGCAAAAGCTAAAAACAACGTTGCAGTCCGGGCTTTATTGGATTTAAAAGATGCAAAAGTAAAGGACGGCAAAATTAAAGGATTAGATGAACAACTTGCTGAAGTTGCGAAAGCTAATCCTTATTTATTTGGTGAAGCATCTGCACCTAAAGGCGTAGCACCAGGTAATCCTGGTGGGAAATCTGCAGACGGTACAGTAACCAAAGAAGACTTCGCAAAAATGACATATTCTCAACGAGCGGAGTTATATTCTAAAAATATCGAACTTTATAATTCATTGACAGGAGGAATCACAAATGAATAAACAATTCTCTTTTAATTTGCAAACATTCGCTGATGGCCCAACTAAAACGGCTAATGTAATTAATCCGCAAGTTATGGCCGATATGGTGTCTGCTGGGTTGCCAAAAGCAATTAAATTTACACCAATTGCTAAAATTGATGATACTTTAGCTGGTGCACCTGGTAACGAAATTACAATCCCGGCATGGGGGTATATTGGTGATGCTGAAAACATCGCAGAAGGTGAAGAAGTTACCGCAACTCAAATGTCTACTTCCGTCGCTAAAGCAACAATCAAAAAAGCAATGAAACGTGTTGACATTACCGACGAAGCTAAACTTTCTGGATATGGTGATCCTGTAGGTGAAGCAACTCATCAGTTGCGTTTGTCCATTGCATCCAAAATCGATCAAGATGTTGTAGCAGCCCTTGGTGGTGCGACTCTTACAATTACTGACACAAAAGCTATTTCCTATGCAGGTGTAGTTAACGCAGTAGATAAATTAAACGAAGAAGACTACGTTGAAAAATATTTGTTCGTTGCACCTTCTCAAATCACTGCTCTTCGTAAAGACCCTGATTTTATTGACAAAACAAAATACGGCAATGACGTAATGATGACTGGTGAAATCGGTATGATTGCCGGGTGTCGTGTTGTAACATCTCGTCGCATTGATGACTCTAAAGCTAATATCGATAACTTCATTGTTGCTGTAAGTGCTGAAGTAGAAGATGGCACTCCTGTATTGCCTGCTGCAACAATCTACATTAAACGTGATGTCATGGTCGAAGTAGACCGTGTTCCTGAAAAAGGCTTAGACAAAATTGTGGCCAATGAACACTATGTTGTGGCATTAACTAATCAATCTAAAGTCGTAAAAGCTACGTTTAAAAAATAGTAGGTGATCACAATGACCACGAAAGAGATGGTTTTACAGCTCCTTGAATCGTGGCTTGGGTATGATGCAATTTCTGATATAAATATCATTGAGTATGTGATTAATGCGGAAACGCAACATATCCTCAATGATATTAATCAGGTTGAACTACCTAGCGAACTACAACACGTGCTTATATACCGTGTAATTGGTAGCTATATCACGACAAACAAAAATAAATTGATTGAAGCTGATGGGGAGATGGCAAGTTCAATTAAAATGGGTGATACTGAAGTCCAATTCAAAGGATCTGATAAAGCGACTAGACTCCAAGAGCTAGCTACTACTTTGAATGGGTACGGAAGGGGTGACTTAGCATGCTTCCGACAGCTAAGATGGTAAATCTTGCTAGACGTCAATTAGAACGTTTGTATGATTGTACTTGTTATGTTATTTCTGAAATCGATGCGATGGACCCTGACACTGGAATTATGAATAAAACATCCAGGCGTGAGGGTCCATTTCCTTGTAGAATCAGCTATAAAACTCTCTCTACAGGTCAAATCGCTGAGATTTCGAAATTTAGCACCATTACGGTACTTTTCACCGCTCCGGATATAGTCATACCAAAAGGAGCCAGAATCGAGCTCGTAGGACGAAATACAAAGCAGTTTTTTCGCAGTGCTTCGATTCCGGCACAATATGATACCCACCAAGAGGTGCAGCTCGAAAATTTAGAGGTGCATTAATATGGGTGTTGAATTTGATTTAAAAGAATTTGCTGCATTTAATAGTAGTTTAGTCAAATTAAGTCAATCAGGGAATCTTCAAAAATTCAACAAACAAGTTTTGAAGGAATTGTCTAGTGTGTATGTACGAGAAGCTAAGCTAAATACTCCAGTTGGAAAACGTTCTGTTAAATTTATGCAGAACGGTAAAGTCCAAACAAAATACTTTGATACTGAACATACACGGCAGTCCTGGAGCGTTGGTCAATATCGATTGAGTAATAGAACAGGCAGAATTAAGGTTTTTAATACCTCTTCATATGCATCTTTTCTTAATGATGGACATCGGCAAGAGGTTGGCAAATTCTTGCCGTGGCTTGGGCAATCTAAAGGAGGCGTAATGCAGGGCGGCAGATTGAAAAATTCTTGGGTGGACGGTGCGTACATGCATGAAAAGGCAGAAAAGGTAGCCAACAAGAATGCTAAACGTATTATGGACATTACATTAAAGAAATGGGTTGAAGAACATGGTGGATTCTGATGTATTAACAGCCGTGTCTAAGGCAGTACATAAGGCATTAAATGTGCCAATATACCTTGAGTTCAAAGAGAACAATATAACATTCCCATGTGCCTATATTAAGGTGATTGAACCTAGTATGAATAGACATGTTGGCGAATTACATAATATTTCTTTGTATTTAGATATCATGTATTACGCCAATAATCTTGATGTTGTTACAGATACGAGAAAACTTATTGATATTCCTAGAGTGTTATATCAATTACTTGAATTTGTACAAGTTGGGGAACGTACCATTATGGGGACTGGAATGAAGTATAAGATTTCTGATGGGGTGTTACATTTCTTCGTAACGTACGAAAATATACTCCGCGCCGTATCCAAACCAATTGATCATATGAAACGAATGGAATTAACAGAAAGGTTAAAAGATGGCTAAAGAAACACAAGAAACACAAGTGCCGGTTCAGGATGAGCCACGCTTTAGTGTTGAACAAATCGTACAGTCTGAAACGTATGGCCGCTATGCGGACTTGCTAAACGCTGTACTCGATACTTCTGTGATGTATACTCACAAAGAAATCGAACAACTGTTGGCGCGAGAACTATCGCGCATTGTTATTGTTGATATTAATGAATAGGAGGCTAACATATGGCTTTAGGCGGCGGCACATTTTTGTTTTATAACAAAGTAATGCCAGGTACATATATTAATTTCGTATCTAAATTGCGCGCTAGTACAGATGTATCTGATCGTGGTTTTGGTGCGATGATGTTGAGCTTAGATTGGGGCCCAACAGGTGAAGTATTTCGCGTTGATAGCGACGACTTCCAAAAATCTTGTCAAAAAATCTTTGGTTATGATTATGCTCATGAAAAATTAAAAGGTCTACGTGACCTGTTCATTGGGCTCAAAACAGGTTATTTTTATCGCTTGAATAGTGATGCTGTAAAAGCGGGCAATGCGGTTGCTACTGCTAAATATGGCGGTGTTCGTGGTAACGACTTAGGGGTATCTATTCAGGCAGACCCTGACAATAGCGGCAAGTACGTTGTAACGACATACCTTACAAGTGATGGTGTTCGTAAAGTAGTGGCTGAACAACGTAATATCGGGGTAATTTCAGACATTGCGTCTAATGATTATGTAGACTTCAAAAGTTCTGCTCAATTAACTGCTACTGCATACACTCCATTGACCGGTGGTTCGAATGGCGCAGCAATTACAGCTCAAAACTACCAAGATGGATTAGGAATGTTAGAGCCGTACTACTTCAATACAATTGGGTATGCTGGTGCGGATGACACAATTAAGTCCTTGTTAATTAACTTTACTAAACGTGCACGAACAGAAACTGGAGCTAAGTTCCAATTGGTTATTCACGGCAAACAAAAGGTTAACGATGAAGGTGTTATTTCTGTATTGAACGATGTTACTGACACTGGCGCAGAAAAAGGCTCTTTAGTGTATTGGACATTAGGTCAAGAAGCGTCTTGCCCTATTAATAAATCTGTAACTAATACTATCTATAATGGCGAATATACTGTTAATGCTAAGTACAAACAATATGAATTACAACAAGCGATTACCAATGGTATGTTTGTGTTCCACACTGTATCTGACTCGGTAAGCGGAAACATCCAAGGGGATGTTCGTGTGTTGAAAGACATCAATACATTTACTGAATTTAGCAAAGAAAAAACACGTGACTTTGCTATGAACCAGGTTATTAGGGTTCTTGATAATTGGGCGGTTGATTCTGCGCGTTTATTCAATAGAACTTATCTTGGTAAATCTCAGAATGATCAAGTTGACCGTGAGGCCCTTTGGAATGACTTGGTAGCGTTGGCTGAAGAATATGCTCGTGTGCGTGCAATTCAAAACTTTACAGATAAGGATATTCCTATTCCTAGTCAAGGCGAACATAAAGAAGATGTTCTTGTTGACGTCCAATTGCAACCAACTGTTGCAATGGAAAAATTATATATGACTGTTGTAGTGGCGTAGGAGGTAACATATGGCAGATGAAATTTTAGATGCTTTAAAAACGATGGAAGCAGCTGATGTCATTTCTTCCAAATTGGCATCTTGCTATATCGTGTCCGACGGTAATAGATACTTGCTGTTCCAGGCTAAGAAGTTAAGCGCAAAAATCAAAAAGAATAAAGAAAAAGTAGCTATTTTGGGCCGCATTGGTGCCGGAAACAAGTCCACTTCTGTTGAATATAGTGGCAGCTTAACGATTTACCACAACACAGCATTGTTTGATAAGATGGTTGAAAAATACTTAAAGACTGGTGTTGATACTTATTTTGACATGCAAGTAGTTAACCATGATCCAACTTCTAAAGCTGGTCGACGTTCCGTTATTTTAAAAGGCGTAAACCTTGATGAATTAACGGCAGCAGAATTCGATGCTGATGGTAAATATATTGAGCAAGAACATAATTTCACTTATGAAGGTGTTAAATATGTTCAACACTTTAATGAATTAGATGGGATGCAAGCCTAGTGCTTGCTCCCTTATTTTATAGGAGGTTTTTACAATGGCTGAAAATTTAAGTGCATTCCTTAAACAAAACGTTGATGTAGTCAATGAAACTGAATACGTAGCATCTAAGCGTATCAAAGTGAATGGTGAGCCAGTAGCATGGAAGATTAAAACGCTAGCTACTGAAGAAACAGAAAGAATGCGTAAGAAATACACTAAGCGTGTTACTGACCGCATCACTCGTCAATCTGAAGAACGTTTCGATGCGACTGCATACAACGAAGATGTGCTATCTAAGGCAATCACTTACCCTAATCTTTATGATGCGGAACTTCAAGATAGCTGGGGCGTTACTGAACCAGTTGAGCTTGTAAAAGCAATGCTCACACCAGGTGAATACGCTGACCTTTTGGCAGCAGTAACAGAAGCCCAAGGCTATGATGTAGGCATGGAAGATAAGGTAAAAGAAGTAAAAAACTCCTAGAATCCAATGAAACAGAAACGATGTTCGCATATTTGGCATTTGTTAAATACCATATGCGACCTTCTGTTTTTGCGGATATGGACATGAATGAAAAGGCTGTAGTAATTGCCTTTATTCAGCAACATGCAAAAGATGAGCAAGATGAAATGAATAAGGCAAAAAGGGGGTAATGAATGGCTACACTTTCTAACTATATAAGCCTCTCAACTAATATTCCTAATGCTATGAACGCAGCCGCAAACGCAACGACTAAAGCCTATCAATCCATGAGCACGCTACATAATAAGATGACTGGCGTATCAAATGCTAGTGAAACGCTAAAAGCTAGCATGGGTGGAATCATGAACAGCTTTGCTGGTAATCTGTTGGCTAGTACGGTAATGAATGGTATTGGCGCTATAAAAGGTGCTATAGAATCGATTCAAGATACTGCTACCGAATGGGCACAGGTGCAAGCTCGCCTTAAATTGGTAGCCGGAAGCCAAGAAAATGCTATTTACCTAAATAAGCAGATATTTGAATCCGCACAACGTGCAAGAGGCGGTTATTTGGAAATGGCGGACGCTGTAATACAGGTATCTCAATCTGCGCATGATGCATTCCCGGACCCAAGAAAAGCCGTAGAATTTATGGAAGGTATTCAAAAGGTATTCGCTATCGGCGGTGCATCGAAAGAAGCACAAAAGAACGCCATGCTTCAGTTAACGCAAGGTCTAGCCAGTGGACAATTACAAGGTGACGAATTCAGGTCTATTGCTGAAAATGCGCCTATGATTGAAAACATCATTGCTAAGTCTATGGGCGTGTCCCGTGGAGAACTTAAGAAGCTAGCCTCGGAAGGTAAGATTACTGCTGAAGTAATTAAAAATGCTATTATGAATAACTTGCCTGAGATTGAAAAGCAGTTTGAATCGCTTCCTAAAACTTGGGGCGATCATATGCAGTCGATTAAGAATAAAGCTATTCGGGCGTTTGAACCTGTGTTCCAGCGAATATCCGACCTTGCTAATAGTGAGGGCGTCCGTGAGTTAGTAGATAACATAACGGGAGCTATTCAAACGGTAGCCCCAGTATTCTATTGGCTCGTAGGCGTTATAGGTGAAACGATTAATACTGCAGTATGGGCGTTCAACACGTTATCTAATTTTGTTAGACAGCACTCGTCTATCATGTATACAGCAATGATAATATTGGGCGGCGTTATGGCGTTTTATGCAATCCGAGCCGGTATAGCAGCCGGAAGAACAATCCTCGCTGCCGGTGCTATGGCAATTAAGGCTGTAGCGGATTGGGCGGAAACTGCTGCTCTGTTAGCAATGATTGTAGCTCAAGAAGGATTGAACGCCGCATTGTATGCGTGCCCGTTAACATGGGTAATCGGTTTAATTGTTGCAGTTATAGTCATAATCTACTTAGCGGTAGAAGCTATTAACTATTTCTGTGAAGCGAATATTAGCGTGCTAGGAATCGTAGTTGGCGCTTTTTGGGCTTTCGGTTCCGTTATTTTCAATGTATTTGCATTGGGCTGGAATATCATCGCAGCATTTGTTAATTTCTTAGCCAACGTATTCAAAGACCCATTACATGCAGTCGGTAACTTGTTTATTGATATATGGAATGGTATTTGGCAATTTGTAAAAGCTAGAATTAACGATATCATTGATGCGATCAATAAAATCCCTGGCGTAAATATCGATAAAGTCGGCGGGTCTACTGGCGTATTAGAACGATTCGAGATTGCCGGCGGTGAAACTACCATCATGGGTAAGATGGGTTATTCTAGCGTCACAGGAGCTTTTGGGGAAGGTTACAACATTGGGGCTAACCTTAGCCTTGGTGATTTGATGCCTAATATGCCTAACATAAAAACTCCTCAAGAGTTTGACGCGAGCAAAATTACTCCGGGCGCGGATCATGATGCGGCCAATAAGACTAAGAAAAATACAGGTAAGACTGCCAAGAACACCGGCAAGATTGCCAAGTCTATCGATATGACAAACGAGGAAATCAAAGCGCTTCGTGAAAGTGCTATCGATAAGTCGTTGAAGAAGTGGCAAGATGCTAATATCATTCACATCCAAATGAATAACGATGTAGAAATAAATAACGGTACAGATTTAGACGGCTTTACAAGTCAGATTTCAAAAGGCTTGAAAGACGCATTTACAATTCAAAGGGAGGGGATCTAAATGTATTACTTCTATATGGGAACGATGCAAATACCGATTCCCCCTAAGGAATTGGTTACAACAATAAATGGCAAAAATGAAACTATGGATTTACTAGGGAAAGGTGAAGTGAACATTATAAAGCCCGCAGGGCTAACTGATGTGGCTTTCAAATTTCTCTTACCTAACTCTGACTATCCATTTAATGAATCTATGTTATTTAAATCTAAAAAGGCTAAATATTACATTGATGAGTTAGAAAAGCTTAAGACTGCTAAGACTATATTCCAATTTATTGTAGTTCGGATGAAACCAAACGGACAAATGCTAGCAATGACTAACATGAAGTGTACACTTGAAAATTACACCATTGAAGAAGATGCCGATAATGGCTTTGATTCATATGCTAATGTTTCGCTTAAGCAGTGGAAACCGTGGGGGGCTAAACGGATTGAAGTCAAGACTGATAAGGATGGCGTTGCAAAAGGGAGTGTTAAGCAGGATAGACCAACAGATGGTAAAACAGTAGCTACCCAAGCTAAAGCGTCTAAAGGGCAAACGCTCCAGCAAATTATTAAAAAGCAATTAGGAAATACAGACAATCTATTTCAAATTGCTGCTCTTAATAAGATTGCAGTCCCTGCTGCTTTGGCGGTAGGACAAGTCATCCAACTTAAAAAAGAAGGTGGCAGTGAATGGCTGTAAATGAATCTAAAACTGCTGAGCAGTCTCAAATTAACGGCATTATCACTCCGATACCTATGCCGATACAACTACACTATGCTCTAACCGTCATAAATAAAAGTACAGGGGATGCATGGTTAATTGAGCCACAAGATGATATACAAATCACAAGAGCTGTTGACTGTGTCCCTAGTAAGATGACCTTCAAAGTGCCTAAGGATCCAAATCTAAACTTTGAAGAGGGCGATACTGTAAAGTTCACTCTGAATGGGGGCGTCGTATTCGTTGGGTTCGTATTTGAAAAACAGCGTGACGGTAAGAATACAATCTTAGTAACCTGCTACGATCAATTGCGGTATTTGAAAAATAAAGATTGTTATGTTATTGGTGCGATGACTGCAACTGAGTTTATTAAAATGGTGGCGGAAGACTATCATTTGAACTGTGGATACATGGATAATACTGTATGGAAAACACCTGACACGCCGAAAACCGTATTTAAGGACACATCCTTACAAGAAATGATTTGCCGGTTGTTAGATAAAACAGCTATATTCACACCCAATCACGCTTTTTATCATCTGTTTGATGATGGTGGTGAATTACGGCTTGCATCATTTGAAACCATGAAAACCGATATTTATATTGATGATGAATGCATGCAAGATGTACAGTATACGACTTCCATTGATAAAGACACGTACAATTATGTAAAAATTGTACGGACTATTCCTAATGGAGCTGATAGCAAACTGGAAAATACATTTATTGCTAAAGATGACAAGAACATTGCTAAGTGGGGGCGCTTACAGTATTTGATAATTCCTAAAGAGAAGGATATTAATGCAGTGGCTGAAGCTAAGGCAATTATGGCCCACAAAAACAAGAAAACTCGGGAGATTAAACTGAAAAATGTTATCGGCGATGTGCGAGTGCGTGGCGGTTCTTTGATTTATATTAATCGTAACTTTGGGGATATCATAGTTAATAACTACATGATGGTTACATCAGTCACACATACGTTTAAAACAGGATTTCACGGAATGGATTTAGATTTGAGATATGTTGATAATGATGCTGTGTATGAAGTGGCAAAAGACGAGGACGCTGAAGCCGTTAAGAAGATTGAAGCGTCCAAGAAAACCAAGTCTGGTAGCGCAACGGCTGCAGGTGGAACTTCTGGCCAAGTCGATACAGCTTTCAACGCTAACAATGGCAGGGTTAGTCAATATGGTAGTGAGGGTTGTGTAGATACTGCGTGTGCTGCCGGCTCGTATTATAACAAAGACCTCGCAGATGAATATAACAAAGGCACATCAAGAGTTGATACACTCAGAAATAACCTAGAAGCAAAAGGGTATGTTACGGAGCAATACAATGGATACGCCAATAAAGGTGATTTGTTACTTTATGGCAACGATGATCATGTTGTTATCGCCGATGGTGCTGGTGGGTGCTTTGGCAATTCATCGAGTAAGGGGTACGCTATGAAGTATGGCAATGTAAATTATGCATGGCGTAATGATGAAGCTCCAACCAAGATTATTAGAATGGGGGCGACATAATGGATACAGAATACTTTAAAATTGTAAACATAATTAAAGAAATTGCAAGTACTGTTATTCAAAATGGCGAGCCTATGGAGGTAATCGTTGGTGAAGTCGTAAGTGCATCTCCATTAGAGATTAAAATCGACCCTAAGTTAACCATACCCGAGGAAAATATTGTTCTTACAAAGAATACCTCTGAATGGACTATGGAGATGAGCGTTGATCATGTTACAGAAAACCGTTCAGGCGGTGGTGGATATGCAGAATTTGCAAGCCATAACCACGAGTATAAGGGGCGAAAAAAGTACCTTGTACATAATCAGCTAGTTGTAGGTGATAAAGTCATAATGTTAAAAGAAACTGGCGGGCAACGCTACATTGCATTAGACCGTTGGTACAATCCGAATAGGGGGTGCACAACTAAATAATGGCAGAGAACTTACTTTTACCAAAACAGAATAGTGACACGCTAATCCCTGATACTGTGAATTATATTGAGCCATCTTTTACACATGCTATTGACTTTAGGACAGATGGTCAGATACGAGGGCACGCTGATAAACTGTCCGCCATAGAACAAGCGATTTATAAAATCATTAATACAGAACGATATCAATATCTTATATATAGTTGGAACTATGGCATTGAGTTACAAGATCTATTTGGAGAGCCTATCCCATACGTTTACGCTGAGCTGCAACGACGTATAGAAGAAGCTCTATTAAACGATGATAGAATTACAAAGGTTCATAACTTTGAATTTAGTAATGATGGTGGCGATGTTATGGTTGAATTTGATGTTGATACCATTTATGGGGCCTTGCAAGGAATTAAAAAGGAGGTGAGAGGCATTGTATGAACACATGACATCGAGTAGGATTACAAAACGAATCCTAGACCGAGCAAATGACCGGTATGACAAACGAGAAGGGTCCGTTATGTTTGATAGCGTAGCTCCAGCGGCTTTTGAAATGGCCGAATTATATATTATGGCTGATGTGATTTTGAAACAGTCTTTTGCTACTACTGCAAATCGCGAGTATCTGATATTACGTGCTGCAGAATTCAACATTATTCCTGAGGCCGCAACTTTTGCAGAGTTCGAGGGGAAGTTTAATATTGCTGTCCCTATTGGAAGCCGATTCAATTTTAATGAGTATAATTTCACAGTAAAGGAGCTTATTAATAATGCTGAACATCGGTATAAATTAAAAGCTGAAACTGCAGGACGTATCGTTAATAATAGCATCGGAACTATAACTCCGATTACAGGAATTAACGGCCTTACGGAGGCAAGTATTACTAAACTAATCACGCCTGGTGAGGACGAAGAGGATACTGAAGTATTTCGTAAGCGTTATTTTGATGCGATTAAGTCAAACGCCTACGGAGGCAATGGCGCAGATTATAAGAAAAAAGCTCTTGCTATCGCCGGTGTGGGGGGCGTTAAAGTATACCGCTGTTGGAATGGAGGGGGAACAGTAAAGCTTGTAATAGTTAATAGTGAATTTGCAAAGGCTGACAATGAGTTGGTTAAAGAAGTTCAAAATACATTTGACCCAGGACCTAACCAAGGGAAAGGCTACGGTCTAGCTCCTATAGGACATACGGTTACTGTTGTATCCGCGGAACCTATTACTATTAACTACAAAATTCAAGTTAACATGAAAGCTGGACATTCAGTTAGTGAAATACAATCTAAGGTTGAAAAAGCAATATCAGATAAGTTGTTGAAACGCTGTGAAGAGTGGGCTACTCAAGATGAAGGTAATTTTGTATCAGTGAGAACCTCAATTGTTACGGCGCTACTAATCGATATTGATAATGTGATTGATGTGGGTACGATTAAAATTAACGATCGTGCTATCAATCGATTAGACCTTAAAGATAATCAGATTCCTGTATTGGGTACAGTAGAGTTGGTGGCTATATGAACAATACAATTAATTTTGGAACGTTTAAACGTTTAATCAATCTTTCGGACTATGCTGTTCCTGTGACCAAAGATGCTGCAGATATTCAAGAAGTGTATAGAATTGAATCAATTGAGGTTCAAGCTATATGGGATTTACTCATTAATATTTTCAAAGAACAATATATTTATACAGCTGATGATTATGGGTTGTCTCAATGGGAAAAAATTCTTGAACTTCAACCTGAGCCTACCGATTCATCTGATACAAGACGTTTTGCTATATTAGCTGCACTTTTGGGGCAACGTCCTTACACTATGATTAAGTTACGTGAATTACTAGATACATTATGTGGTGAAGGAAATTATAAAATCATAGAAGATTTTAATAATTACAGCATCAAATTTAAGATTTCATTAGGAGTAAAGAAACAACGTGACATCGTTGCTAATATGCTAAAAGAAATTATTCCAATGAACCTAATTTTTGACGTAGATTTGCTTTATAACCGCCACATTGATTTGTCGCGCTTTACCCATAAAGAACTAGCTGAATTCACTCATTTTGCATTGAACCAGGAGGTGTTGCCATAATGGCAAATTATACGCCAATAATGAACTTGCTTAAACCTTTGGAGTCAGACAAATATGATGTCAATCTTAGAAATGATAACTGGCAAAAGATTGATGATTTCTTTGGTAGACTGCAAAATTCATTAAAAGACCATCGAGAATTAAATGAACTCGATCACCCTGATGCGAGTGTAACTACTCGGAAACTAAAAGATGAGAGCGTTACAACCCCTAAACTCGCAGATAAATCCGTTACTGCGGATAAGCTATCTGATGATATTAATACAAAGCTAGATGACTCTTACGTAAAAAAATCCGGCGACACTATGACGGGCGATTTAGACATAGCTACAAGTGCTATTATTAAAATTCAACGCAAAGCCGGCGGAGGCTATCATACAATTTCAGATGGGGGAGTGGATAGCGATGGTGGTGGTACTAACTTAGACTTAGGTAATTATAAAAATACTAGAGCTTCTAATCTATGTTGTAAAGAAAGGCCGGGCTGGTTTGGAAAAAACGGCAATCCAGCATTTAACCCATTTCTAACAATTCCGGATATTAGCGTTACATATGGTAGTGCTCGCGACGGGCAAACACTTCCGATTCCTGAAGGATTTACAGAAGATGAGTGCAAATGGTTATTGTCCGTAAATCAATCCAATGTAGAAAGATACTATCTTGATGTTGACGAAGGCAATCCGCGGAATATGATTAATCTCGAATGTTGGAGAGAAGGAAGAAATGTACATGTAGGGACGCGTTTAATAGGCACTCAAGGTGTATCTAAAAGCTGGAATGGCGTTGCCGAAAAAGGACGTTACGGTGAAGAGATCTTTATTCCAGGCGTCGCCAATTACATTTGTATTGCTGTAAAAAAAGCATAGGTGGTGATAAATATGATACCAGTTGAACATAATATATCAGCTATTAAGGGCGAGTTCATCACCTTGACGATTGGATATAATGTCGAAGTAGATCCAGAAGATTTGTTTTCATGTGTAAGAAAGTTTACTTATGATGAACGGTATCGAGCCAAATTCAATATCACAGTATCAAAGGATAATTTAGCAACAGGCGAACGTTGTAGAATTATCCTTTCTTTGGATACAAAAGAATTACTTGACGGCAGATACGCGTGGGATTTATTTGTTTGGGCCGGAGATAGACCTGTTAAATGTCTCGTCAAAGGTCAATTAACTATTCTTGAAGGCGTCAGCAATAGAGGTAAATAATATGAATGATATTAATGTTTATGTAGACGCTGAAGACAACATAAATATTAAAGATGATAAACAAATTATCAAATTACAAGTACGTTTTGAAGATTTAACCGAAAACCAAAAACAACAACTCAAAGGAGAAAAAGGAGACCGAGGTGAGAAGGGACTAAAAGGGGACCCGGGAGAACCAGGTCCTAGAGGATTAACAGGCCCAGCACCTGACACTTCAGAGTTCATGGTTAAAGATGAACTCGAACAAATTATTGTCGAATTAAGAAAGATTAACGGAGGTAACTAACATGGCTAGACCGAAACAAGCAATTATTAATGATTTAATGGGTGAATTGGATAAATTTGGTGGTCATATCACACAGATTAGAGATGCTATTCAATCTAAGGGGGTCTCTTCTGAGGGCAAACTCTTCAAGTTTACGGAGGAAATTAACAGCATTGAACCTGCTAGTACTTATGGATATATCCTTGATGCGGTAAAAGGTGCATATAGTAAAGGGTATTCTGATAGTGAGATTGTTGGGATTATTAACAACTTAGCAAATAAGAACCAACCACCTCAACCACAACCGGGTCCAAACCCTGCACCTACTTTTGATGCAGCAACTGCTACCGAAATTTTGCCTAAACAGTTCTACGGAAAATCTGATTTAGAAGGAGAATTAACTTGCCCTAATGTAGTTAAAGTGGGCGCCGAAGCTTTTGTAGGCTGTGAATATTCTGTTGTAAATTTACCTAAAGCCACTGAAATTGACAGCCAAGCCTTTACCGCTTCTAGTATTTTAGTTTTAAATATCCCTAGCTTTGTGTGGAAAGCTAGTAACTTAAACTTAAGTGATGTTCATGATAATAAGTATGGTATTAATAAAATTATAGTAGCAGATGAGTCTGTTCCACCTAGTGATATTGGTATTTATAAAGTTGACTTTGAAGTGTACAACCATGATGAAACTAAGAAATGGGATATTTATAGTAATGTTTGGAAGCCAGTGTAATACTTTGGTAAGGAGATAATTGAATGTGGACATGGCAATTTCAGTTAGATGACATCCTCACTACACTAACCATTGTTAGTGTAGTGGCAGGCCTTACCTATAAAGTATTGGTACTTCCTCTATTGGAAAAGCGTGACTTGCAACATTTGCAAGACACTCTAGTTTTCCAAGAAAAAATGGGGGTTTTAACAGAAACCCTCAATGACTTGAAGAATGAAATTAAGTTATCTCGTGAAGAACGTGTAAAAGCATATACAGAACACGTGAAACTAGCCACAAGGGTAAAAGGAATGGAGTCGCGTATAGATGAGTTAAAGGAGGAGTTTCATGAACATACCGCCAAAGCTCATTAATTCTGTAAGAAATATATATACTTCGGTTAGGGTGGCGAAAGTCCACCCTACTTTAGTATGGGGAGCCAGAATACTCATATTTATCATGCTAACACCAATTATATTGGCAACCATGGCTTATGCGATTTCATTTTATTTAGGCGAAATATCTAGTGCAAACGATAAGATCATAACAATGGGAGCATTCTTAATTGACCATATGTTTGGTGCTCCGGGCGTAATTGTATCGCTTACAGGATTATTATGGCTTAGCGTTGATAGGGATAACAATGGTATCCCAGATAAGTTAGAAGAACAACCCAAAATACAACCATTATCGAATATTACAGAAAGGAGTGATTATAATGCACCTCGTTAGTCTTACTGACTTAAACGAACATTGCCGTAGAGCTTTAGGCCAAATCAATAAAATCTATTTGCATTGGACGGCAGGTAGGTACAATCAACAATTTGATGACTACCATATTAACATCGATAGGGATGGGAATATTTACATTGATGGCGAATTAACAGACCATAAAAACCACACCTATATGCGCAATGGTTTTGCAGTAGGTATCGCACTAGATTGCGCATATGGCGCTCAATGGACTGATAACCTTGGCGAATATGCTCCTACAGATGCGCAAATTGAAACATTGGCACAGGTTGTAGCTTTGCTATGTGTAGACCTTGGTATCCCATGTGATATCGAGCATGTCTTAACACATGCGGAGGCAGCCGATAACATGGACGGTTATTATGCTCACGAGCCATACGGACCTACCACAACATGTGAACGATGGGACTTATGGGCTATACGTGAGGGTGATGTTCCTGGTTCTGGTGGCGATGTAATTCGTGGCAAAGCTAAATATTATGCTCAACAATGGGGAAGTAATATATAGGGGGTATATATGTATGAGAAATTTAAAACTATATTTTCTGCCTATAGGGGCTATTGCACTGCTATTGTGGTGCTTATTGTTTGCATCATCTGTGTATGGGTCTACTCCAACAGAACCAGTAACATTGACACCACAGGAATACGCAACGCTGAAAACGAACTTCGACACGCTAGAGAATACAATAGACAGTCAGTTGAATACAATCAACGCATTAGAACAGCAGTTGAAAGTAGCCAAACTCTCAACGAGCGAACAGAAGAACGAATTAATACAAGCCTTGAACTTAATCAACGAACAGAAAACGCAATTGATAGAAGCACGGAACTTACTGCAAAAGCAAGAACAGATGCTGAACGAGCAAAAGCTATCATTAGCGAAAGCAGAAATATACTTAGAGCAGCAGAAGAACGAAATCAAAAAAGCGAAAATGCAACAACGAAATAGTAAATTACTTAATATCTTATTAGGTGGCGCTGTTGTATACCTAGCAGCCAAGAATTGAGGTGATCCATACATCTCCTGAGCATGAGCAGGTGGACTCATGGGTTGACTGTAGTAATGCAAAAGACCTTACTGGGAATATATCCTTGTAAGGTCTTTTTTTGTTTATAAGTAGTAATTGCAGATAAGGTAAAAATATGATGTAATTAGGGTAATAATAGGAGGTGGGAGTAATGCTGAAAGTATTTAATAAAGACCCACATTTTATGAGAGATGCAGTAAAAGTAGATAGCTACACAGCTGCATGGGATATAATATGCTCCATGCAGGAGAGGCTAGGGCAAGGCATACTTCTTGTTGGCAGAGAGACATGGGAGGACCTTAGATTGGCCGAGCATTTCCCAGATTTTGTTTGGGCAGACGATGTAAAGGCGGTATATGTTAATAGTGATAAAACTTTAATAATTGCTGCTCCGTCAAAGTATAACCGAGCCAACGTTTTAAAGCTCATTAAGTTCTTTGGGCTCCACTATTCTATCCGAGAAATATAAATGTATATATGACATCATTTTGACATCAAGCTATGCAAAAATATAGTGAAATATAAACAGAAATATAGGCAATCAAGCTAGATAATTGCTGTATTTATTGATTTTGTGTGTGCCTTTTAAATGCCACGCCATCTTGAGGGGGTGGTGAGCTAACGCTCGTGCGGGTTCAAGTCCCGCCAACCGCACCAGCGCAAAAGGACTTACAGTTTTCTGTAGGTCCTTTTTTTATACCCGTATTGGCATACTTTCATATTATGTGTACAATCATAGTAATTAGTAATATACATTTATGTGTGTAGTTTTCAGTATGAGAGAAGATTATGGTTTTTAATTATGGCGAGACATTGCGTATTCGAAGGGATTTATATACGATCTTAGGCAAGATACGCTACATTGATACTCATGGGAAGATATGGTATGAGTATAAGTTAGTCAAACATAGTAATAACAAGGCATTTTGGCTCAGTTGGGATAAGAAGCGAGATGCGTACCAGTTTTCCAAGTTGTGTG